AAAGAGCACCATAATCAGCACCTTCTTCTGTTCTATTCATTGTAGATAAAACAGAAATCAATAAATCAAAGTAATAATTTGGGTCATAACCAGAAGGAATATTTTTAGATAGTTCCTCTAACTTATTGACCTTCTCCTTTTCTTCCGCTATTTGCTTATATTGAGGAAGATTCTCTAAATCAAGATTTTCTTTCTGAGCAATATAAACAATTCTTTGAGTATCACTCTGTATCTTTCTTTTTTTAGCATCTGCTAATTTACCAAAAAAGTTAATAAGTTTGGCAAGTGTATTCCAAATTTTAGAGAAAAATCCCATTTACTTAATCCCCAATTCTTTTTCGCTGATTACCATAAAGGTCATATCATTATCTTTACAAAACTTTTCTGCCTGAGACCATTTAGAAACATTCTTCTCATAAGTAAGACTTTCTTGAATAAATGTCTTCGTTTTCTTTCTTCCTTGTTTGGGTGGTTTGGTTTGTTTTTCTGGTTTTATCTCCACAATAAATCTCTTTATTCCTTCTTTGGTTTTTATCTTTAAGTATAAATCAGGAAAGTATCTTCTTGTTTTATTGGTAGAGTAATCGAAGTATCTTATGGGAAATGGTTCTGATGACCATTCAAGGATATTATCTGTTAAATCCGCCCACTTAAATGCTCTTAATTCCCACGAAGAGCGATAAACAATCTCTTTTATGTTTCCAATATATTTTTCTGGATTTATTGGATTATAAAATCCTTGAACGTACTTTGCCACTCTCTAAATAGTAAATAAAGCATTTAAGTATTTAGAGAATGGCAGTTCCTCAGTCGATGTCCGATATTAAGTCTAAATTACTTAGACCTGCCACAACAAGTAATTTTTATTGTGAATTTAGACCTCCAAATTCTGAAGAATATAAAAAATTTACCGAACAAAGAGAAAAATCTAATGCTGGAATATTTCTAGATAAAGAAACCCAAGAACTAATCAGTCTAAGTTGTTTTGACACTTCTCTTCCTGGTTCTGGACTGCAAACAGCAAACCTTCAAGATTCTTATACTGGTGTAAATGAAACTTATGCATACAGAAGAGCATATGATAATAGGGCAGATTTTTCTTTTTATGTAGACCATAACGACAATTTAAAGGGCGGATATAAAGTTATTTTATTTTTTGAGAATTGGATTGCTTTTATTTCAAATGAAAGATTTAGAGGAGATGTTGACATAAAAAATCCAAATTATTTTTATAGGATGAATTATCCAGAGGATTATATTGGTCAAGTAACAATAGAAAAGTTTGAAAGAGACCATACAAGAGGAGATGCTGGAGATAGTCTCCTCTATACATTATGGTATGCATATCCACTTTCGATGACTTCAATGCCAGTCTCTTATGAAGCATCGCAGGTATTAAAATGTACTGTGTCTTTTAGTTATCAAAGATATACGGTTCAAAGAAATAAGTCAAAGATTTCTCCCTAAATACTAAAAATGATGTCTATTGGTTAGTATGTCTTTACCTGTTATTAATGCACCTGAATATTTTGTTGAACTTCCTTCTTCAGGGCAGAAGGTTAAATATCGACCCTTTGTTGTAAAAGAGGAAAAACTTCTTTTACTTGCTCTTGAAACCGAAGATATTGCCGAGATTTCTAATGCGGTAAAAAATGTTCTTTCCAATTGTGTAAAAGGAAAGGATTTAAATATTGAAACCCTCCCTACATTTGATATTGAATACCTCTTTTTGAACATAAGAGGCAAAGCAGTAGGAGAAGAAATTGAGGTGAATATTCTTTGCCCTGATGATAATGAAACTTATGTTCCTGTAAAGATTCTTATTGATGATATTAAAGTAATAAAAAACGAAGACCATAATAAACAAATAAAAATCAATGATGACCTAATGATGGAAATGCGTTATCCAACATTAGAGCAGTTTATTAAATCTAACTTTGACTTTGATGATAAGAAAAATCAACTAGAACAATCTCTTGAACTTATTGCTTCTTGTGTAGATAAAATCTATAATGAAGAAGAAGTCTGGACTGCCGAAGACGTTACTAAAAAAGAAATCGTGGAGTTTATTGAGAACTTCAATTCCAACCAATTCAGGATGGTCGAGAAGTTCTTTGAGACAATGCCAAAATTAGAACATAAACTAACGATTAGAAATCCAAATACTAAAGTTGAAAGGGTTATCCGATTTTTTCGCATAGCAATGGGACATATGAATCTTGAATCATATTACAGAATTACCTTTAGTATGGTTCAGTTTCATAAGTGGTCTCTGACCGAAATTGAAAATCTTATGCCTTGGGAACGTGATGTTTATGTTTCTATGCTTATTAAGCACATAGAGGAAGAAGAACAAAAAGCGAAATGACAAATCAAGAAAGGCTTCGGGAACTACAGAAATCACTGGATATAGATAATATCCTTCTTGCCGAAGCCTTTATTGAAACAAATCTAAAGCAGTTAAAAATAAGAAAGAACACCAAACTTTATGTTGCTGCTGTAGATTTTATTGCCTCAAAAATAAAAAGAGGCGAAAACATAGTCTCTAAAAGAGACCTAACTCAATTACAAAAAGACGAAGCAAATAAAACAGCAGGGGCGGTTCATAAAAAGTTAAAAACACAATTTGAAAATATTGTAAAACTTTATGCGATTACTGTTGACCCGACTCCAGTAAATCAAAGAATAAGTTCTCTACCAAATCCCAATCCATCTCCAACTAATCAAAATCCAGCAAGGAAACCAGAAGTAAAATTAACTTCTAATATTGATAGGGTCGCAAAAGGTGGAACCGTAACCTTAACCTGGACTTCAAAGAACGCAACAAAAATAAAAAGAACCAATATTCCAGGTGTAAGAGCTAATCAACTTAATGGAACCATAGATGTCCCAGATATAAGACGAAGAAGAGATTTCTATATTATTGTTGAATCAGCAGATAGACAATCAGCAGAAGATAAGGTTACTACCCTTATTGAAACCCAAAGATTTCTTCAAGGTAGAGATGACCCTCCATCGCAGTCTCAAAGACAGCAACGACAAACCGCCGCGCCTCCTGTAAGTGGTAGTGGTGGAACATCTTCTGGTTCAGTAGAGGAAGATAAAGAACCAGTAATAGAAACCCGGTCAAATTCTTTAAATGATGATATTTTATCGAGCATTGATAAGTCGCTTGAGAATATCCATAAGATACTTAAGTCTCAATTAAAGTTAAATGAAAATGTTCTTGTTACTGTAAGAAGATTAAGTGAAGAAGAAAGGAGACAATTAAAAGAAGAAGAGATGGAAAAGGGAGGCCTAAAAGAAGGTCTCGATATGATGAAGGATGCTGGGAAGAAGATACTTTCTCCCTTCAAAGAAATTATTGATAAGATAGTAAGATTTATATTTTTTACTTTCTTAGGTAAGGCATTTACTGAGATTGTTAAATGGTTTAATGACCCACAAAATAAAGATAAAGTGGAAGCAATGGGTCGCTTCCTTAAGGATTTTTGGCCTCTTATTGCTGGTGCTGCTGTATTATTCTTAACTCCCTTAGGTGGATTTATTGTCGGTACTGTTAAATTTTTAGTCGGTACGGTTAAAACCCTAAAGGCATTAGGGAAGATTATTAAAACGCTACGTCAAGGTAAGGTTCCTAAACCTGGGGGAGCACCTAGAGGGGGGCGACCAGTAACTGAAGGTAGAGGAGGAACTGCAATACCTAGAGGTTCCACTAGAATAACAGGAGATGTGATTAGACCTGGTGGAATAAGGGGGATTAAACCCTCAGCTCTTATACGAGGAACTAAAATCGCTGCTACGGCAGGTCTTGATATTATTGGTGAATATTTTATTGGTAAAGGATTAAATAAACTACAAGATAAAGAGGCAGAAAGACAAGCTAATAAAATTAATTCATTGCCTTTAAATGAACGAAAAACTGCAATAGAAAATATTAGCAATAGATTAAAAAAAGAAAAAGACTATGTAAACTCTCCAGGTCATACTATAGATAAAATTACTTCTTTGGGTCGTGAAACACAAGCAGAAAGAAACATTAGGTTTCTTAGTTCTATTTTAAATAAATTAGGAGAAGTTACTAAGTATAATGCAGGAGGAAAAATATTCGATGGATTAGTAACCACTAATGATGGAATAAAGATCTCTGGCGCCGGAAAAGATACTCAAATGTTCCCAGTTGCTGGTGGTGGAGCAGCGGTTCTTCAACCAGGAGAATTAGTTCTCCAACCAAAAGCAGTTAATAAACTTCTAAAGTTAGGAATTGACCCCCTTGCTCTTAATGAGGGGCCGGGCGCAAATAAACCTAAAAAATTAAACAGCAGTAATATTTCCCTTATGAATACTGGTGGGGTTATTGGAGAAGACCAAAGAAGGTTTATACAAAGAGCAATAAAACGAGGAATAACAGACCCCAAAGAACTTGCCGCATTTATGTCTCAGGTTCACGTAGAACAAGGTGGAGTTTTCTCTGAACCAAGAAGAGAACTATACAATACTCATCCAGATGACCCACCAGGAAAACCTGGATATAGATATTTTGCTCCTTATGCTAATCCAAAATTTGGATTAGGAAATAGAAATACGGATGATGCTTACAATTATATGGGTAGGGGTTATCTCCAAATCACCGGAAGAAATAATTATGCTGATATTGGAAAAAGAATTGGGGTTGATTTGCTAAAAAATCCTGGGTTACTTAAGACCGATAAAGATATTTCTATGGATGCCGCTATAGAATACTGGAAATCAAGAGTAAGACCCGGAATAAAAAATAATAATTGGGGAGACGTACTCAATGTCTCAAGATTAGTTAATAATCCAAGCGCAAAAAGTTCTTCGGGTATTACACACTTTAATGATAGAGTTACACAAAGTAGATTTTATTCTTCTCTTCCTCCTTCTGTGTATATGAGACAAAAACCCGAAAAGGAGAAACCAAAACCACAACCAGGATTCCTACAACAAGCAGGACAATTCTTTGGTGGAATAGGCAATAAGATAAGAGGATTATTTACACCTAAGAAGAAACAGGGTGGTTTAGTTAGTTCTTCTTCGGGGGAAACTCTTGAAGGAAAGCCATCCGATGGAATCTTATCAAGGTTAGAAAAAGGTGAATACGTCATTCCAAAAATGGCGGTTGCCCTAATAGGAACCGATTTATTAGATAGGGTTTCAGCATTAGACCCAAATTCTGAGGCATACTCAAGAGTATCAAGAATGGAGTTGAATATCGCAACACCAAGACCACTTTCAAGGTCAATGCCTCAAATGTCAACCGAAACTCTCCCTCCCATAATGCAAGGTGGATATGGTGGAACTTCTGGTGGTTATGGAACCCCAATTCCACCAATAGCACCAAATTCCTCTCAGGAACAAGCAAAGGCATTTAATGCTTCTATCTTAGGCATCATCTAATGAACGTACAAAAATTCTTCAATAAAAAACTAAGAAATCCTAAATCTGCTTATGGTTTAGGGAAACTTTTTTCTAAGACAAAACCTTATTCTTCAAGAATAGGTCGAAGAATAAAAGAAACACCAACATTAAAAAAACTTCTTTCTATCCATAAGAAAGTAAAATCAATAGAAAATCTTCTTGGTGGAATTGGAAAGTTAGACGCCAAGATTATAGGAGTTCAAGATAAGGCAGAAAAAGATAAAAAGAAAGATAAAAAGAAAGAAGGAAAGAAAAAGAATAAGTTCTTGGGAGGTATAATAAAACCACCTAAAACAGGATTCTTAGATGCCATAAGAAACTTTGTTACTTATACTTTCTTGGGATGGTTATTTACTTTCCTTCAACCACATCTTGATAAGATGCAGTTTATTCTACCTGTAATACAAACTGCATTTGATGTTATGATTTTTATATTAAAGAATATCTTAGGTGGTATTGGTAATACATTAAAGGCGTTTTATTTCGTCAAGGATAATCTAACTGGTGCGGTAGATAAGGTAAAAGAAGCAGCATCGGGAATACAAAAAACCTTTGATGATACTTTAGTTGCTCTTCAAGATGTTGTTAATGGAACAATAGAGGTTGTCAATTCCTTTATTGAATCCACCGGAGAAAAGTTTGATAAGGTAGAAACTGTTGATGCCGGAACTATTCCTCCATTACCAGAGGTTCCGAAGTTTGATAATAATACAAGTTCTTTTTCTGCTCCTCCGACACAACAACCTAATACACTTCCACCAGGAATGTCTATACAAGGTGCTGCAACTGGAGGTAGAATAGACCCATCAACTCCAGTAACAAGAGGAATACAACCAGAACAAAGAAGAGATTTTAGACCCTTATTTAAACCATCAATACAAGAACAAAAATCTGAACCAGGTAAAGATGTTGGGGGGATTGATAAAGTCAAAGACCTTTATAAGAGCAGCACATCAGGCAGTGGATTTTCTCTTGGGTTCTTCACTATATCGCCGACTAATGAGAAAGATGGATTCTTGGCACTCAATAAGGTTTCTAGGGAACTAAAGATTAACAAATCTGATGATTTCTTGGGTCTTGGGAATTTTATGGGTGCTTCTGTTGATGTTGCCTTAGGACAAAAACCAGATAAAAGAACCTATCAACAATTTGCTTCTGGCATTAACTATCTGGTTAATTATGGAATCAATAACCCAGAAGCATTCCAAAAAATGAATTTGGAAAGAATGATTGAGACTATGGTAAACTCAAAGGTTGACGTTGCCATAAACAAGATAAGAGAAGAGATAAACAAAAGAAGCACTACAGAAACTCCTGGTACTGCACCTGATGGTACTACTCCTGGTGGGGGTGGAGGTGGTGCTCCTTCAGTTGAATCTATTGATATGAGTGGAATATCTCCAGAAGATGTTGATGCATTAGGTAGGATGATACAAGCAGAAGCAGAAAATCAATCTGCCGAAGGAAAAGCATCTGTCATGAATGCTATTTTAAATAGATATAGATTAGCAAGAGCAGGAAAAGGATATTTACCAAGAGGTAAAACTAAAGATAATGTTACAATAAGAGACCTTCTTTATGCCCCTAGCCAGTTTTCACCAATAGGAGACGGGAGATTTAGCAGAACTTCTTCTGCTGATGGAAAAAGAGCACTAGCCCAAGCAATTTCTGCTGGAGGTAATGACCCAGAAAAACTAAAAAAATTATTGATGGAGAAATATAAGTTAAGTGAGGAAGATGCTAATTATGTGATTACTTCTACTGCTTTCTCAAATCCACAAGGTAGAGATAGCGTACCATTTAGTACAAGAGAAGTGAAAGTTGGAAACCACGCTTTCCAAGAATCTCCATTTGCTAGATTAAGTAGTCCAGGGACAAAAATAGACGCTAATGTTAGGATTTCTCAAACAGAAGTGTCTGCAGTTTCTAGGGGATTTAGGACTGGATTAAAAACAGGTCCAGAAGGAAGAATAGGTGCTGGTTCAGCCTATCACATTGATGCTAGAATAATTCCAGAATTACCTCTTAGGGATAAAGTTGCTATGATTGATTCTATGGCAGCAGCTCACGCACAAGAAGGATATGTAATGGAATTTTCTGGAACTGGTGTTAAAGGAGTTAAGTGGAATATAAATGCTTCTCAAAAAGAAAAGGAAGAATTAGCAAAAAGAGTTTTATCCTCACATTGGGCTAAAAGAGAAGGGTGGCAACCTTTTGATTATTTTATAGTCAAAACATCTGAAAAAGATAAAACAGGTCAAATAGTTAAAGGGTCAAATATAATGGCACCAAGAATACCAGGGGGGACTTATGAATATCAAGAAGGAGGTGGGTATGGAAGACATTTGATTATTAGAGATAAAAATGGAAGAATAATATTTAAAGTTGGACATGGGGATGTTGGAGTTCCTAGTCCCAAAGAAATAGGAAGGAGATTTAAAATAGATGAACTACCTGACGCACAAAAAATAGCAGAAGGAAGAAGAATTTCTCCAAAATCTTTAACTCAACTTCAAGATACAATTCGGGATATGTCTATAAATGACCCTCCATTATCTGTGCCTAATGTCGGAAGAATTGTCGTAAAGAAGAACAAAGATGGTACGATAATCAAAGAATATTTTGATTCAAATAATAAACCAATTGATGCTAAACGATTTTTTGAACTTTATAAAACTTCACAGCAAGTAAGTCCAAGAAACAAAATGAAAAAAGGAGGTCTTGTTTATGAACAAAACAACAATCCTCTATTCCCGCCACAAACTTACGCATCTTATAATGAACCCCAAATGATGGCGAAGGTCTTTATACAACCAGTAATCATAGAAGCACCAAAATCTTCTACTCCTTCTGGAATAATGTTCCCTTCTATAAACTTAAATAGTTCAAAGAGTCCAAAACTCATTAAACAATAATGTCTAATTTACCTGCTGCTGGTGGTCAAGGTCAGATACAAGAAATAAGAGTATTCTCTAATTATTCGGGAGATGTAGACTTCACCGATGGATTTCTTGACCTGACTCTTTATGAGAGTATTTTAGACCATTCAATCCGGGCAAGTATCACACTTGTTGATACCGGATATAGAAATTCATCAGAAGGACAATCAGCAATAGAAAGTGACGATATAAACCTGACTTCTGGTGAAAAAATAGAAATAAAAGTAGTCGATGGTTACAATCAAACCATTTCCTGTAAAGGAGTAAATCACCTAAGAATCAACGAACTACAATCTGTTGATGAAATGGTCAATAAGACCATATTTTCTCTTGATTTATATTCTAAAGAATGTATTGATAATGAGTTAGAAAAAACAAGAGTAACCAAAAGATATGATGGAAAAATAACAGATTCGGTAAATAATATTCTTACTGAAGTATTAAAAACAGAAAAGAAAGTAGAAATAGACCCGATTGGTCTAAACAACTTTAACTTCTTAGGGCACGTAGAAAAACCATTCTATAAGATACTTTGGTTAGCAAAAAGATGTGTTCCAGATATGCCAGATGCCAAAAATAATTTGGCAGGGTATTTTTTCTGGGAGGTCTTTAATGTTGATGATGATGGTGGTGGTTATAAGTTTAAATCTATTGATAAACTCTGGACTCAAACAAGAAAAAGAAAACTAATCTATAATGACTTGGTTACTACTCCACCTGAATATGATGGAAAAATCCTTTCTTATTCATTTGATAATTCCATCAGTATGGATAAGTTATTACAAACCGGTGCCTTAAGTAAACCATTATTAAAATCATTCGACCCTTATTCTAATAAGTATCAAGAGACAGAATTTACTGATGTTGATAGACTAAAACCAGAAAATATGGGAGGCAAAGAACCTCCTAAGATTGCGGCAGATTTAGATATTTGGAATACCGTAACAAGAATAACACCAAGAATTTTTGATACGGGAACTCTTCCCCCTGGAACAACCATAGAAAAACAATTAGAGTTCTCTAAAGAAGTGAACTTTAATATGGATGAAATATTAAGACAGTCTTATACAAGATATAATAACTTATTCACTATAAAACTATCCATAACAATTCCTGGAGATTTTGGGGTTCACGCCGGAGACCTTATTGAATGTCACTTTCCTGAAGTCAGTTCTAAACAAAGAAAAGTTGTTAGTGAGAAAAAAAGTGGTCTCTATATAGTAATAGATGTAAAACACAAAATACTCCCGACTGGATTTTATACCCAGTTAAACTTAGCAAGAGAAAGCATCCTCAAAAAATGACTATCCAAGACCACATAAACAAAAATATTCAAGAACTGAATGACCCACTCATCACAGGACAGAGAAGAAGGCATCTTCAATCAGAACTTGACGATTTAGAAATTTATCATCAACATCACCCAGAAGAAACAAAAGACCCCACATCGCTTGAACTTTTTTGCGATTTAAATCCTGATGACGTTCAATGTAGAATGTATAATGTATGAATGACCTTTTTAATCCAGAAAACGGTGGAACAACAAATCTTTATGGTTGGATGGGTCAAATTGTTGATGAATCCAACTGGTTTCAAAACCACGCAAATAAAGAGTTCAAACATAAACTCCACACAAGAGACGACGTTGCTGGATTTGGTTACAGATATAAGGTAAGAATTTTCGGTAGAGATACTCAAGTCAA